GGATTCGTCTCTGTAGCACCAACGTCGCCACCACCAGTTGTACCAGCGGCGTTCTGGTTAGAAGCACCAGCCTTACCCGGCATTGCTTCGTCAACCAACGCTTCCGCACCATCCGAAGATAGGAAAGAAGCACGCATGGCAAAGATAAGTCCTGTCGGACCTGTCATCGGCTGTACACCACATACATCATACGCAATCAGATTCGGCATCGCACGACGAACGAGCGAAATAAGAATCGGATCCCAGTTGGAAATTGAACCACCAGTGGAGTTAATAGGAGCAGCTTCTGAAAGAAAACTTGCGTCTTCCCTCAGTGCTTTCTCTTGGTTTTCAAGAATAACAGTAGTGACTGCACGGCGATAGGCATCGTCGATCTTCGGAAGATCAGGGTGATCTAGGACTGGCTGCCACTTTTCTTGTAGATGTTCTGTCTGAAACATTTTAGTTTCTCCTTAATTATTTTTCTACAGTTATTTATAAATTATGCACTCTTGGTACGACTGATAGCAGACATGTACGATTTGATCGTATCAGTCGTATCAATGTCCTGTGCAGTTTCACTATTTTCATCATCAATTATGAAAGACTCTTCCCCACCAGTTTTAGGGAAATAACTTTCTTTCAGAGTATTGAGCTTGTTACGGAAAGACTGTTCATCTGTGTAATCTACGTCTTCTACGAGTGACTTGAACTTCTCACCTTCTGTTTCTGTCAAATCGTCAGATACTTCAACGATAACAGTTTCCCGTGTAAGAGATTCTACCACTTTCTTCTTCTCAATATTTTCTTCTAACATCTCATTGAGTCGATTCTCAAGCTCAGTAATTTTCTCTGATTGTGCTTCTAGAACGTCATACTTCTCGTCAGGAACATCAATATAATGATCTTCAAACAACTGTTTCAGACCAGCAATGAAGTCCTCTGCAATCTCACCCTTAAGACCACGTTCGATAGCAAGCTCGTTCTCTTTCATCCATTCTTCTACAACATATTGCAAGTAGTCATCAACCTTAGTTGTCAACTCTTCTTTTTCCGTCTCAATAGATTCTTCAAGTTGCTTTCTGTAGTCTTCTTCCATTCGTACAATCTCACTACGGATTTTTGACTTAACCGCAGCTTCAAAAATGGTTGCTGCCTTCTCTTGAAACTCTTCAGAGAGACCTTCTCCACTAACCAAAGCAGCAACATCTTCCTTAACGTTAATGCTCTTAATCTTTTCTTCGATTTCATCTTTCTTACGTTTAACGTCTTCATCATCCTCGTCTTCATCTTCATCTTCTTGTTCAGCAAGACTGGATTGATGTGATTTTATTAATCCCTTCATTTCATTAAAAGATAGATTTGAGAAGTAATCAACATGAGCAGCCTTACTACGAAGTGTATCCTCATCCAACTCTTCTCCATCGTGCTCTAACTCATCACCAGCAGCGAGTTTCTCTGGCTTTTCAGGTTTTCCTTCACCTTTCTGTTGAGCATCACCACTAATTTCTTTTGCCTTTGCCGCAGATTTCTTGGCAGGGGTATCTTTCTGTTCTGGGTCAACAACAGGTTTCCCTGTGTCTACAACTTCTCCGCCAGGAGTAGAACCCTTAACTTTACCGGACTTTTCAGCAGGAGCAGCTGCTCTTTTCATGGGAGCATCCTGTCCATTGGCCTCATCCAACTCTGCCAAAATTTCTGCTTCAAGCTCCTCAATGGTTTTATCTAGTTCGTCTTTCTCAGACATAGGAAGTCTCCTTTGTTTTACATTAGATATATTTATAAATTATAACATTTTGAGGAATTTAGCAAACTCTAATGCTTCCGCATTTGCTTGCTTACGACGTTTTTGAACGTCAAGTCGTTTTTTCATCTCTACAAGTTCTGATTCGATTAACGAACCATGGTTCCAAACC